GCCATCGCCGCCATTGCCGCGCTTAGTCAAATTGGCAACGATCAACACAATCCCGGCAAGCCTCTCTTTTGGGATCGATCTAAGTCTGGTGACGAGTCAGACGCTTTGATGCGACATTTCCTTGAACGTGGTACCATCGACACAGATGGTGTCAGGAATTCGACCAAGGTGGCCTGGCGAGCACTGGCAATGCTTCAGAAAGAGCTTGAAGGTCAGTGACAATTGTTGATCCACCTTCGGGTTGGATGTACGGCTTCCCCGCTCCGCTTGAGGATGACTATGAAAGTCAACTTCGGCGGGCGGGGTATCCCGTCAAAGACATCCCATTTGCATTGACATACAGTAGATACTGGAATGAGGAAAACAGTGACAGGCCTAAAGAAGTTCGGGGACAAGGAACGCCGGAAGCAACGCCGGAATAATCATATTGCTCGTGATTTGATGACCCCAAAATATCGACAACGCGTGAAAGCACCCAAGCGTGTCGCAGACGAAGGTAGAAAATATCGGGACTATGATAAAGAGGATGAAGAATGAACGGACCTAAATTCTGGCAAAAGTTGCTTGATGGTTCTCCAAAAGGCGCTGTCCTCATGGGCGGCGCCATTGTTGATTATGTAGTAGGCGTAGAGCCGAAAGACTATGATATCTTCTACACCTACAAGCCCGGTCTTATCGTGCCAAAAGATTGGCAACTAGAGGATGTAGATTTTAACGACGCTGATTGGCTCGCAAAGCACAATGAAGAGTACCTTCAGGGTATCGATCAAAACGGCAATAAACCGATCAGTTCCGTTATTGAGTATCTTGTAGACGGTCAACGAGTTCAGATGGTTGGCGTTAACTACGCTAATCCGCGCAAGCATTTCCTGAACTTTGATCACTCTCTTACTCTGGCATACTTCTCAGATCGTGGGCTGTTCGTCCACCGCAAGGTGCTCGAATCTACAGATTCGCGGACAATCACCTACGTGTCCCGCAATAAAGACCCGAAGGCCCGAGCGAAATCGCTGGCCCGTGCCCAAAAGAAGGCCGCTCGATATGGTGGTGACTGGAAATTTGAAGGATTTGAATGAGCTGGCGAAGTAATGAAAACCCCGCGTTCCGGTCTAAGTTCTCCGAAGATATCTTCAACCAAAAGTACCGACACGAAGGAGCCGAAACCTGGGATCAGCTCGCTTCAACGCTGGTCGAAGACGTATGTCAAGACTTTCTCCCCAAAGACGACAAAGATCAGCTAAAGCGCTACATCCGTGAAATGAAGTTCCTGCCCGGCGGGCGGTATCTTTATTACGCTGGCCGTGAAGCACGTTTCTACAATAATTGCTATCTCCTCAAAGCCGAGGAAGATAGTCGAGAAGACTGGGCCAACTTGAGTTGGAAAGCTGAGAGCGCCCTCATGACGGGTGGAGGCATTGGTGTCGATTACAGTATTTATAGACCCGAGGGAAGTCCGCTTGGACGCACCGGGGGAACTGCGTCTGGCCCTATCCCCAAAATCCAAATGCTTAATGAAATTGGCCGAAGAGTTATGCAAGGAGGGAGTCGACGGTCAGCTATATACGCGTCCCTCAACTGGAAGCACGGCGATGTGGGGCAGTTCTTACAGTCTAAGAATTGGGCCGATCAGCCCATCGGTACCACCGGTTTCACCAACTGGGACGTAAAACAACAAGACTTCAACTTTCCCGCCCCCTTGGACATGACAAACATCTCAGTCAACTATGACACTGAGTGGCTTCTCAATTACTGGAAGACGGGCGACACGGGAGACATCTTCAAACAAAATGTCGAACAAGCACTTCGAACAGCAGAGCCCGGATTTTCTTTTAACTTCTTCGAAAAGGAAGATGAGACTCTCCGTAACGCCTGCACAGAAGTCACGAGTGCGGACGACTCGGACGTTTGTAATCTCGGCTCCGTTAACGTTGGACGAATTGATGACATTAACGAGTTTCGAGAAATTGTCGAACTCGCAACAAAATTCCTGGTGTGTGGAACTCTACGAGCACAACTCCCTTATAAGAAAGTTTACGCTGTCCGGGAAAAAAATAGACGTCTTGGACTTGGCCTTATGGGCCTTCATGAATGGCTGATCAAACGTGGACATAAATACGAGGTATCTCCGGAATTACATCGATGGCTTGCGATATACCGGAGCCAATCTGATGCGAGTAGCCGAGATTTTGCAGACAAACTTGGACTCTCAAGGCCGGTCGCCAATAGAGCCATCGCGCCTACAGGCACTATCGGAATCCTTGCAGGCACAACTACCGGCATTGAGCCGCTCTTTGCCGTTGCTTATAAAAGACGTTACCTCAAAGGGACACGTTGGCATTATCAAACCGTCATCGACGGAAGCGCGCAGGAGCTAATCAACCTTTATGGCGTTGATCCAGAAAGCATTGAGTCGGCTGTTGACTTGGCGGACCGATACGAGGAACGAATTAAGTTCCAGGCTGACGTACAGGACTACGTTGACATGTCGATCTCGTCTACTATTAATCTTCCTAGTTGGGGCTCTAAACATAACAACCCCGACACTGTGGAACAATTTGCAGAGACGCTTGCTCGCTACGCCCATCGTCTGCGTGGGTTCACCTGCTACCCGGACGGGGCGCGTGGTGGACAACCACTGACTTCGATACCTTATAAAGAAGCTCTTGAAACACTCGGAACAGAATTTGAAGAGCACGTAGAGACACACGATATTTGCGACATTAGTGGAAAAGGAGGGAGTTGTGGTGTATAAAGAAGCTTGGTGTGAATAACATAACAAAATCCCCTAGGATCGCTCCTAGGGGATTTTCTTTTAGAGCCATCGCCCTTTTGGTTTGGTGGGCGTAGGGGCCCCCACAATGGGCGTTGATCGCGCCAGAGGTGGTAGCACTTTACCACCCAAAGACGTAGCCACACCACGCATTTTCTCAACGGTACGCATCGTACCAATTCCAAGCAGAGCCAAGATGATCGGATAAATCTCCGACGCTTGAAGAGCCGGTAATTCGGTTAGCTTGAAGAGCGCTTTGAGCAGTGGACTGAGAATCCACGTGTATGCCAGCGCTGAACCCCCCACCCAACCGATAAACGGTCGCCAACCTGAGACAAACAGATTGGACGAACTCGCCTCGATCTTGTTGATGTCAATCTGACCCTGCAGGAGTTCATTCTCCCGCTCATCAGCTTTGTCAGCAAGCTCAGCCATCTTGACTTCAATTTCCATTCGCTTGTCAGGATCAGGAATAATTTCCCTGACAGTCGTTCCAACTTCGCGAATGAGATCGCCAATGAATGGGATCGTCATCTTAACCCTTTCTCATCATATCGGCTAAGCGAATCGCTCTAGCACCTACTTGTTTAGCCCACTTGGATGCGAGCATGCCTTTAGCAGCAGTCTCGTAGTTACCTGTACGAATATTAGCTACTGTGTTCTTGAACGTGGTAAGCCAGCCAATGCCCATATTGAACGTCATGTTGATCATTACCCGTTTACGTGCCGGACTTAGTTGTCTCCACCAAGGGGCCACCTTGTCGAGGTCAGCCACCTTTTCATCGATGTCGTTGCTCAGCAGATAATCAATCTCTGCAGGCGTAAGTCGACCGCCTTTCCGTTTATCGATCAGTCGACCAACACCAATAGTCCAGTAGCCGAGTGAATCTTGATAGGCGTGAGGAACAACACCCTCATCACGCTTGATTTCTGCAAGAAGAAGTTCATCGTCAGTCATATCTATTTACCTATGGATTTCCGATTTGGCAAGGTGGATGGCTTTACGAATTGTTGCATAGTGTAGATGTCGGTATTGGCGGTTTAAGTGATCAAATAGTGTTTCAGGCTCCCAGACGCCCTGGTCAAGGAGCGTCTTGGTGGCCCGGACCACACGTTGTAGATTAGTTGCCATCATAGAACTTCTTTATCGATTGCAGGAATTGCGCCACAGTCATATTAACATTGCCACCATTTCCGGTAACTGCTTGGCGGGCAACTGCTTTGGACGGATACAGAGGCGTCAGGACGTCCACCACATTTTGGTTGGCGTTGGCGGGGTTCAGCAGGGCTGGGCCGCCACCCGGACCTTGTTGATGCATGACGTAGACTTCCCAATCAGCCGGTGCGCGTTTGAGAACTTGTTGGGCCCCTTCTTGGGCGTCCTTCAAGAGATTAAGCCCATCGTTAATGTTGGCATCAAGAGTTCGGGTGCTGTTGTCATCATTGATCTGGAAGAGACCTCGGGCCTTCGTAGACTCGTTGGTCGCCCCCGCGTTCCAGGAGCTTTCGCGCTGGACTGTTCGATTAACAAGCCCCCAAGAAAGCCCGAGCGCCTCAGCCCGAGTCTTCACCGTGGCCTGCAACTCATCTTTAGGCGGCAAAGACGTGGGGGGAAGTTCAGAGCCCACCGTCCCCGTCAGCAAGTCCTGAATTTGAGCGTTCAAGTTGCCGACGACTTTACCCCACTCACCTTCCGCAGTAGTGCCGTTAGCACGCATAGAAGTGGGCGTAGCGCCCGTAGCGTACATGCGTCGACGCTCAGCTCCCGAGATCGTTTTGGGAATGCCATCGTCATATTGGTCCGTCAAGACAAGATGGGCGAGGCTGTTATTCAAGACAGTCAAGCGTTGATTGACGCTGGTGGGAATTTGTTTTTGCATTTCCTCGTACGTGGGCACTGACACACCCGCCAACGGCGATCGTGTTGCCCTACTAATCGCACGCACTTGTGCAGGCGTTCCCCTAACCGCGCCAAGTGCGCGCCAGGCGGCAGACGGATTGCCAATACTACCAGCTGAGAAGCCGGGAAGAGTTTTGACGTACGCATCGTACGCTTCACGCGTCAGAACAGCCTCAAAGTTGCCCATGCGATCGTTGTAACGCGTAGTGAACGGACCGTCTTCGACTGTAGGAGCACGCTGAACCATCATCAAACTCTTGGCCGCAGCAGCACGACTGCCCTGGATAAGAGCCCCGCCAAATTCCTTGTCGTCCTTATACACCAGCTCAAGAGCCTTACGCGCCCCCGGGGTGGCCATAAGACCCGACGCACGAGCAAGAGAATCGATCTTGGTGCCTGCCGGAGGTAGTTCCGTAACCGCCTCCACAACGTTAGCGTACGTTGTCTTCCACGGTTCAAGCGCAGCA